TACGGATGGTGTGGAATCCCAGCCAATTCTTGGATAGCGAGAAATACTAGCGCCATCAAAAATATCCCCATTGGCAATAACTGCTGTGGGCTTAAACTCTTTAATAGCCCATAAAAGTCCTTTAAATGCCGTAGTATGTATACCAGGCCAAAAATGAGCATCGCTAAAAACAATGACAGTGCCATTTAGAATCCCCAAATCTTTACGAGCCGTGCTGGGTTTTGTTGATACTCTTAAATGAGGTTTTTTTGTAATTAAAGATTCGCCGTACTTTACTTCAAGCGCCCTGCGTCTGCGTAAAATATTTCTTACGTTCATTTCTGTGGCTTTTGCCATGTCGGCTGATGACTGATATTGCTTCCAAAGCTCAATGAATTCTTGGTCAGTCAATTTCATATATGCGCCTTGTTAAATTTAAGGTATTAACACACATATATATGACAAATCAATTTAAGAATACGTTCTAGTGCCTTGTTTATCAATGATTAATGCCATTTTGCGTGGTTTTTCATCCACAATGTTTGGAATAGACAAATGTGTCCACATATCAAATTCTCTAATGAGTTGGTCATATTCCAAATCAGATTTTTTGATTGCTTGCACAACTTCGTCTGGTGTCATGCCTAGTACTCGTATATCAGCGGCGCAACCGTGACGGTGTTGGCTGGCATCTTTTGATCCTACGGCTCGATTGACTTCTTCCGACCGATAAGCTGAATTTACAATAATTGCTTTACCACCTAAAAGTTTTCTTACTTCTTCCAAAAATAAAGCTAGACGTTGCAAATTTGCTAATTCTTGTTCATTGGGCGTATTGTCGAATTCACGGTGATCTGTAAATGTCAATTCCTCAAGGGTAAAGTGCAATGTCAGATTCATGATATGGGTGTAGATTTGTGCAAAAGATCATCTTTACGCTGGCTTCCGGCAGATGAACCAAAGTAAAACGCAATGATGCCCGTCCAAGCCGTTCCTAAACTACCTAACATCAACATCAAAGCATCACTGGTTTTGAAATGTTCAGTCATCAAGCCAACAAGGATGCCAAAGAATCCAACCGTTACAGCAATAGCCATCAAGCCTGGTATATAAGATTGAGTGGTAGCTTGCATCTCACGGGCTGATTTGCGATCATCTACAGCAATCTTTTCAAAGTCCAAACCAAGTTCTTGCGCTCGTGCCGCCATAGCTAATTCGGCAGTCTTGATCTGTGCTATCTGATCAGCAGTCAATTTGCCATCAGCAATGGTTTTGTTTACGTCTTTAGGGTCTATGCCCACAGCCTTGCTGATTGCGTCCACGGCAAGCCCTGCCAATGGCCCACCAAGGGCAGTTGCAATTGTCGGTGCGATTTGTTTAAGCCAATCCATTATTTCTCCCGTTCTTTCTGTTCAATTTGTAGTCTGAGTTTTTCCACTTTTTCCACTTGCGCTTTGACTTCGTGCTTGGTTTCCAGAATGTCCACATACACCATTCCAAGCAGCGGCAACAGCAACCCTACGAGCAATACAGCCGCCACCCAGCCCATCATGTCTTCCCCCAGCGACTGACGAGCAGTAACCATAGCCACAGGTACAGGAGGAATATAGAAGTCACTACTACTGCCGCCAGTTTTAGTCGTAGGTTTCTTTCTTCCTCCCGCCGTTGCCATTGTGCCTGCCTTTCCTGTGAAACGTTTGCAAGTCTAGCTTTTTCCTGTTGCTCACGAATCACGCCACGCATTTCATACGTCTGGGTGTACAGGTCAGCAAGGCCAGGGGTCTGGTACACCATCAATTCACGAATTGTCACTTCCAGCTTTGCAGCTTCCTGCTGGCACATGATTCGGTTCATTGCGGTTTGCATTTGCTGGGCATTGGTGACATTTGGGTCATAAACTTTCGCTTTTGCTTCCTCTGCCCTCAAGTATTCCGCTAACTGATCTTGCAACGTCCAGAATTTTGTCAGTTCGGCGACAATGTCTGCCATTGCTTGGCTTTCGTTGTAGTTAACAAACTTTTCCTTTTTCGCCACAGGCTTGGCGGCGGCTGGCGCTGATCCAAACAATCGTTGCCACCATGATCTGACTGCCTTGGCATCTGTGGCAATTTCTTCAGCAGTGGACTTGATTTTGATGAAGTTGGCTTTGCTTTGCTTATACAGGTCGCATAGCTTGGTAATTCCTTGGACACAGGAGTTAGCAGCAATGAGCAAACTGATCGGATCAATTCTTGCCTACCCAATGGCTTAAATAGCCCACAGCAGACGAAAAAGCAGACACCAGTGCCATACCCATCCAAAACCCGCCACGGCCTTGATTTGCTAGTGCTACCAGCTTTTCAATTGACGATTCAAGTTTGTCAATCTTGGTTTCCATTTGGTCAAATCGGCGCTCGTAGTCTTCAACCTTTTGCCAAAGAACGCCGTACTTAACCAAGTCAATTTCAGGTGTTGCCATCATTTCCCCAAATCTTGTATTTTGTTTTTGCCTGTTTGCTGACCAAGTGCCTTGGCCTTTTCCATTTCTTTCTGGGCTTTTATGGCTTGATTAGTCAATGCTTTTGCCGCCATCTTTTCTGACAACCTTACGCCAGCTTGACCGCCAACATAAGCGCCAGCAGCAGCGCCAGGCGCTTCACCAATAGCCCCGCCAATAGCCGCCCCTGCACCCGTGCCAAGTTTGCCTAAATTACCCTCAATCAAACCAACTCGTCTGGCTTGCAATGCCGCACCCTCATAACTATGGATGCCTGGCACTATTTGACCAACCGTGTTTAACAAATGAAATTTGCGTACTTCATCTGGCGGGAATGTTTCCAAAATCTTTTGTCCAACCAATGAATTCATGGTTTTGTTGGCTGAGTTTTGATTCCAAACACCCATCTTGTCAGAACCCGCTTTTTGCACTTCACGGGCTAATGCGCCATCAATTTCTGCTCTAGCGGCAGCGGCAGATTGTTGCAATTCAGGCGGTACTGGTGGCAAGCCCTCTGGCGCACCTCTAACCCTACCATTTGCCAATTCATCCAAAGTGTCCCGTATGTGCCGCCATTGATCTTTAGGCAAATTGTTTAACTTGGTTGGTATTTTTTCCAACGGGGTGGACGATGTAATAACGCCATTTGCGTCAACTTCACCAAACAAATTCTTGATGCCTTTTGATCCAAATATAGTTTTTTCAACTTGATGCACTTTGTCGCCAAGTTTATAAAGCGCAGGATCAGCAACCGCTGCAATGTCTTTGTCAATGGCTTGATTAATTTCACGAATAGCATTGGCTTTTTCTGGCTTCCACAGCTTGTTCATGCTTTTACGCACAGCATCAAATGCAGCCACAGAGCCAGGCGGCGCTATCGTTCCATCAGGCAATTTAAAACCAGTTGTTTTAGCTAATTCAATTAAATCTTTTGCGCCTTTTAAAACATCTAATGTGCCATCTGCTCTAAAAGTTGCTCTTGTTTGAGGATCAACAAACAAAGAATCAGCGTGTGAACTATTAATTTTGTTGTTGCCAACCTTTTCATAAGCTGAGTCATAAATTTGTTTTTTGGCTTGATTCAAATACCCTGTAAGGCTTGACGATGCCATATCGTCTTGTGATGTTCCATACATCACATCGTTGATGCGTCCCCCACGTTGCTCGTCATTGATTAACGTAGGTGATGCACCAGTAGCGTTAACTCGATCTTCAGCATATTTAGACAATGCAATTTGCTCATTGGCAATTTGCTGTTTAAATAATTGTCCCTCGGGCGTATCCAACTTGGCTTTTGTGTGTTCATTACGCAATAAATTCTCATTGCCTGTAACAACGCCTGGCCTTACGCCAACGCCTGGCATGACTTCTTGAATTGCTTGTGACCGCAATATCTGCTCATTGACAGGAACATCTGTTGGGGTCTTGGAAAGTTTGATTTGTGGAAATTGTCCACGCACAGTTTCTTCACCTGTAATCTTGCCAGCAAAAGGATTGCTTGTTGCTGCGGCTGCGCCAGCACTACCCGCTGGTGCTTGACGGGCTTCAAATTGTGCTTGTGCTTGTGCTTTGCTTAATTCACCAGGCTTGACAATCTCCAACTCACCCGCCATTTGTCGCAAGGGTTGCACTGCTTTACCAACCACAGGTGCAACTTCTTTTGCAACTTGCGGCAATGCAGCAGAACCAATAATTACCATGTTTCTAATGTCAGGCGCAGAAATTCCAGTTTTTTCTGAAATCTGTTCTGGGGTCATGCCCAACACATTAAACATCTTATTAATTTGTTCGGCAATAGGTTGGGTAATACCACCTAAAGGTTGCTGATATGTTTCCTTGCCAGTAATGCCAGCAGCTTTACCAATTGGTTGATTGATTGTGGCAGCGGCGGCTTGGCCTGTTTGTTCTGCTTGTGTAGGCGTTTGGGTTGTTCTTGCTAATGCTTGTACACCAGCACCATATAAAGCAGGCACAGCACCATAAAGAGTATCAATTGCGCCAGCAGTTCTTTCACCCAATTGTTGACGGGCTTCAAAGCCTTTTTTCAGCACATTGCCAAAGATTTGTCTCACTGCTGTGCTTGGCTGGTCAATTGCACCTTGTACAGTAATAGGTGCAGCCTTGACTTTACCTCCAGCTTCACCAGCTTGACTATATCCCTCATAAGAACCACGACCAGCGCCAGCAATACTTGTTGGGGCAACAATAGCGGGGGGTTGTGCAGCAATAGGCTTACCCGTAAAAAATGCTTCTAGTGCATCACTAGGTGCGGCTGGCGTAGCTTGTGTCGTTTGAATTTGTGCGGCTGGTTGTGTTGCACCTTGCTTGACTTTATTGACATAGCCTGATGCGTCTTTGGTGACAAAGCCACCATACTGCGCCAAGGCTTTATCTACATCGCCTTTGTTGCGTTCAACCAATTGACCAAGATATGTTTTTGCCGCTTCACGGGCTTGTTGTTCATTAAATGGATTGAACTCAATACCTTGTTTGTGCAACATTTGCACAGTTTCAGGCATAAATTGATACGGCCCCATTGCCTTAGTATCTTTGTTCAAAGCAAATTTATCTTTGCCGCTTTCAACACGGCGCAAACTGTCCAACAGTTGATCAGTAACAACTGATGAACCGCCAGTTGGCTTAGGTGGTGCGGAAACAGAACCGCCAAGAAATTGTTCTAAAACATCAGCCATTTACAAACTCCCAGTTTCAGACAGCTTTTTAATGTTCTGATATTTCTTCAGAAAATCCTTGTATTGATTTGGATTTGGAAATAGTCGATTTAATTCAACTTTTTGTTTTGCAGGATCATCTATGTCCCGTGTGATGTTCATGGCTTCAAATATCTTACTGTCAGCATTTGCATTCCATGCTTGCTGATATGCTTTCATGTTGTTGTCGCCATACTTCTCTGAAAACTTTTGTGCGCCAGTGGCTTGCATATCAATATTTGTTTGATCGGCTTGCCCTCTACGGGCAATTTTTATCAACACTTCGGGCGGTACTTTAATTGTTCCATTAGCTACGGCATTCATATCCAAGCCAGCAACAGTCCCGCCTGCACCACCCATTGCTGTGGCATTAGATAAAGCCATTTGTGCTAAATCTTTGGCAAGCATATCGTATTCACTGCTTCTTAATGCAGACAATGCTTTTTGTTCTAATCGACCCATAATGCCGCCGCCTGGAAACATTAATTTTTCACCAACTCCAGAAGCTGTTTGGATAACTTCTTCCACGTTTCTGCGACCTTGTGTTAATTTGCCTTGCGCGTCAATTAATCTATTGCGGTAGTCAGCACCAGCAGTTTGGTCTCTTTCTTCTGTTGGTTCTTTGATGTAGGGCTGGCTTGCTGATCTGACGGTATAAGGCAATCTCATGCCTGGCGCTACCTCAGTACCCGCTTTGATTTGTTGTGCGGCTGTTAAGCCTTCTGGAAGCCTTACAGGTGCATTTTGAAGCACAGGTGCAGCGGCAGCTATTGGTGTACCAGTAGTTTGTTGTTGTGTCACGGGCGCAGTTGTTGCAGCGCCAACGGGTGGAGTAGTCGCAGGGGCAGCGCCAGGCAATTGACTAGCATCAACTCCAGCAGGCACAGTTGTTTGACCTATTGCCCTGCCATTTGCATCAAAAACATTGAAGATTGAATTGTTGTTCAAATCTTTTGTGCCTGTATCAGTCATGCGGCTGCCAGGCGGCAATTGAGAATATGCCAGTGTTCCACCAACTTTAATATTTGGCGCTTGACCGCCAACGCTTGGAGTTGTTGTTGTTTGCTTAATCTCAGCACCAGTAGCAAGTGTGCCTGCTTGCGGTGCAAATGTTGTTTGTTGTTGAGCAGGAGTCAATAAAGTTTGTGCGCCAGCTATTGCTTTGCCAGGCAAATCAGGGCCAGATGGCATTTCATTCCAAGTTACTTTATATGCGTCAATTAATTTATGCAAATCAGAATTGTCTGGATTTTCTTGTTTTAATAAATCCATTTCTTTTATGTAAGCATTTTTATCTTGTACGCCCATACGACCTAAGATAGAAAATCTTTGAGCGATCATGCTACGTTGATCTTGAGTCAGTTTTTGTTTGGCTTCAATTGCAGAAGTTTGTGCGGTGCTTAATGTGCTCATCTTGCTGATGTAATCAGGGCCAGTCAATGGCGCAAGTGTTGGCACAACAGCATTAATTTTATCTATATCAATTCTTCCGTTAGTTTGAAAATTAGCAGGGTCAGCAAAAAAGGTTTGCATATTTTTGCGTTCAATATTTTTTTGTTCTTCTACGCTTAATCCAATTTCTCCTATGCGTGTAGATTGCTGTTGTTGTTGCAACAACAAAGGATTTACTTGTCCTGCTTGCTGATACGCCTGAGCACCTCGAGCCATATTCATCATGTCACCAAGTGACATTTGTTGCGGCGGCTGGATTCCAGCAGCTACTGGTGTAATTGGGTTAATGTCGGCCATTTTTTATCCTTATTTACCAAGCAAAACATTACCATAGGCATCAGTTGGATATGAACTTGTGGGATTTTGTGATGCCCCTAAATTAATGCCACTATTATTTTTATTTAAAAGTCCATACATCATTGCGGAATTGCCAAGGTTTTGCAATCCCCCTGCTTGTGCATTAGCTGCGCCAATTTGACCGCCAGCAATGGCATTTGCCCCGCCAGTAGCAAGGTTGGCTAAGTTTGTACCTGTTGACGAACCAAGTGCTTGGGCTTGTCCTTGGGCTGTTTGACCAATGCCAGCAATACCAGATAACCGATTGAAAATGTCAGTCTGCTGATTACGAAAATTTGTAAGCGCATCCTGATAGCCGCTTTTTGCATAATTTTCAGCAAACATGGTTTTGGCAAGATCAACGTTTGAGCCTGGGCTTGCCACGTTTGCGTTTTGAGCAGTTGCACCTAATCCTTGCTGTTTCATGAATTCATAGTTTGGCGCAAGGTTGGCAGTTAAGTCAGCAGGTGTAAATGTCCTAGTGAACTGCGGAAGCATTGTGTTGATTTTGCTCAACGCACCATAGCCAGCTTCTCTATACGGTTCTTGCTGTTTGTTTAGGATGTCAAACATTTCCCGCTGTTGACGAGATGCTTCTAACGTGCCTTGAAGCTGTGTATTAGCGGCATCTCTTGCAGCGTCCGCTTGGTTTTGAGACCCCGCGTAGCTCAATACTGCGCCACCGCCGACTGCTACTGCTACCCAAGTCATATTAATCCCCTTCCAATTTTTTCATTTGACTGACAATCTCTTTAATTTGATTTGAAGAATCAAACAATGCTAAATCATCAGGTTCAATTAATTCAGCTTCAATCTCATCAAGATCAGTTTTATCAGTTCTGTGAATCGTAATGCCAATAGCATCAGTCACAGCCAGAGTAACCCGCTTTGTACCCTCTTTGGATTCAATCAAATCGCCAGCTTGCAACTTCTTCATGCCGTTTTCTGTCCATGCGATTATTTCACCTTTAGCGCATAAAAAAAAGTGGGGTTCTTTATGAACTTTGCCCACAATCAATGTTCCTGCTGATCGGTAAACTCGGCGGCAATACATACCAGGGCTGAAAAAATGCTCAGTCAACAATTCAGCTTGCGGCATTTTGACCATTTCCGATTGCAAACGGTCTATTTGCTCTCGGCTTACATAGCTTGGCAATTCCAGATCGTTCACAATATTTCCTTTATGAAAACAAATGGACTAATACGATTGTAAGTCATCATTATTCCAACAACAAGATGTTATTCGGTATGTACTGAGTTATCAACCAGTTTGTGCCGTCCGATACCAGCGTAGCAGAATCGCCTGTGCTTGCCAACAAAATGGAAGTAGCCGCAGCACCGCCCGTCAGAGGCACAACATTGGAAGACGCTGAAACAACCGACTGAGCTTGATAATTTAAAAACCGCAAAACCCTACCTGACCAGCTTGAAGCTGTTGGCAAGGTCACCGTGCAGGTTGAGCCAGATTTGTTGTTAATTAACCAAATGTCAGTAGCCGCAACGGTGAAATCAGCAGTATTGGTGACGGGCGCTGCAACACCTTGGTAATCTGTATTGGCAGTAGCAGCAGATATTGCCGTGCCATTGCCTTTTAAAAGCCCTGTGACGCTGGTAGTTAGGGTAATGGCTGGAGTTGTTGTAGCGGTTGCCACCGTACCAGCAAAACCGTTGGCTGATACCACTGACACAGAAGTAACTGTACCCGTGCCACCGGATGTTGGGGTTACCCAAGTAGGTGCGCCGCCTGTTGTGGCTGTTAGCACTTGACCTGTAGTGCCAGCCGCCGTAGAAACAGGCGCAGCGCCAGCACCACCACCATAAACCACGCCGTACTGAGTCAGCGCAGCAGAGGATGCCCAAGTTGTATTGCTTGAAAAATAAACTATGCCGCCGCTTGTACCCGCCACCGTGAAAGCTGGCGTGGTGGTTGGCGTAGCAACTGTGATGATGCCGCCAGTAAAACTAACGCTAGTAACTGTTCCTGAATACGCAGGACTTGCCCATGTCGGTGCGCTGCCCGTAGTTGCGGTTAGTACTTGTCCCGTAGTTCCCGCAGCGGTAAAGGCATACGCTGTACCTGTTCCGTAGGCAATGCCGTTGGTTGTAGGGGTTGCAGAACCGTTTGTGCCGCCGTTGGCAATAGGTAAAACGCCACTGACATGGGTTGTAAGACCAATTTTTCCCCATGCTGGCGCTGTGCTTACACCCCCAGAAATTAATGCGTTACCAGTTGCTACATCAGGCAACTTAGCCAATGTTGTTGTTGTATCGGCATATAACAAATCACCGACTGCATACAAGGATTGACCCGTGCCGCCATTTACAGCAATTAATGTGCCAGCCAAAGTAACATTGCCTGTTGTAGCCGTTGCTGGAGTTAATCCAGTTGTACCGCCACTGAATGACAAAACGCCAGTATTGGCAATGGTCACATTTCCTGTGGCGCTAGTTACTGATATTCCGCTACCTGCAATGTTTGACAGAACACCAGTATTTGCAATTGTGATTGTTCCTGCCGCATTGACAACTGAAATGCCAACGCCAGTGCCAAGTGTGTTTAAGGTATAGCCTGACCCATTACCAATTAAAAGCTGCCCATTGGTGGGAATAGTGGTTAACCCTGTACCACCAGAACTAACAGCCAATGCCGAACTAAGATTTACCGTAATGAAATTTGGACTCATCAACCACAACAGCCAAGCCTGAGTCGGCCTGCCCGTGGATTCGTCAATAAATGCCGAATACGGTATGTTGATATTGGTGTTTGGCATTGTTGCCATTAATTTTCACCTGCGCTTGCTTTCAACTCAGCGGAAACTATGACAGCCTTTACAGGATCACTGATCACTACTTCAAAAATTCTATCCCTTGCATAGCCCAAACGCCTCCAAAGCGCACGGTTGGCATATTGTCCGATCTTGCCAATGGTTACCCAATGCTCATTTGACCAAGTAGAACCGCCGTCATTTGACCAGCGCAACATGGCTTGTGGATCATTGCCCTGACCTGTATTTAAGCCAACGCCTGGCTGAAACTGAATTTGGAACGATTCAAAATATTGTCTTTGCAAATCAGTAGTTATATGAGGCGCACGGCGCATACGGCGAATTGTTGCGCCATCTTCTGTATAAACCGCATTTTCAATGCTATACAACTTGCCATTTTCATAATCTCCAACAATATATTGATTGTTAAAGTAACACCCACAATTTGAACGATGGCGTTTGTACACTCCAAGTGTAGAATCCCAAGACAACCATTTGTGCCATTGCTGAGTTGATCCATCGTAAACCCAAGTCAGACCGTATTCCCCAACTGACGGAAAAGTCACCACATACATTTCATGACCCTCAATTTGGTAGGTATAAGCCACCGCATCATGGGTTATTTCGTTAGTTAATGACTGTTCAACAGCATGGGTAGAAAACTTTTTATATTCATAATTAACCATTGCTTCAATGGTTGAGTCGCCTCGGGTATCCTTGCAAACAGCGGCAAAAGAAGTCCCAAAACGTGCCACAGAAAATGCCGCACCAACACCAGATTGCACGGTTGTGCCAGGCACTCTAGCAAATGGAAAAGTTGTGATCCCTGTGATCGTATTGCCTACATCTGTCCAAACTTCGGTAGTTACATCTTTTAGCAAATAAACTTGCCTGCGGTCTACAATAAGGCTCACAATGTTGTCAGGAAAACCGTTAGCTGACCCGTACAAGGCTAGGCTAGATGAACTTGAATTCAAGTCAGTACAAGCCCAATTAAACGTATTTGGCTGGTTATAAATGTTGTATCCATCAATGGAATCCACAACTGTAGCGCCTTGCCATGGGCCATCTGTGCTTGCTAGTGTTGCAAACGTATTGGTTGATTCAATCCATGTGTACCGATTCACCCCGTCCACAATGTAAGCAGTCATGCCGTTATTGGTAACGTTATCGGATATGGAAACTGGCCCTGTAGTAGTAGTCAAAATTCCAATTTGTGTAGCTGTATAACTAGTATCAACCTTGTACACAATATTGCTAGCAACAGCAATTAAATAATTTTCATTTGAAAGAGTATGCAAGCCCCGCACTTCTGCATTTACTAATTGAGCAATTTTTACAAGGCCAGGCGTTGGGTACATTGCCACCACCCCTCTTGCGCCCTGTTGTTTAGTAGGGTCAATCTCGCAAAAGAAGTTAATGCACTCTTGTGCATCTTGATAGATGGATGGTGCTTCATAAGAAGCCCCGACAAAACCAAAGTCTGGCATTATCTAAACCCTCCGTCCATGATGAAACCAGCATCTTTAGCCTTACCCATCATTAACGCATCTGGGTAGCGAGAAACTTGCGGTGGTCTCATATTGGTGCGCTTGATCGTAGCCTTTGCTTGTGCTGCATAACTGGTAATCAATGCAATTTGCGTCTGGCTTGATTTACCATACATCGGCATCAGACGTTCAGCAAGACACCAGCGCAAAGCCATGTTATAGCCTTGTGGCAAAGTAATTGTGTCGTTGATGGTTTGATATTGCCTAAAAATAGTTTGCGTGAACAAGTGCAGTTCACCCTGTGACGGGTTGGGAAACACATACACCGTGCCAAGGGTTTCGGCAGGCATATAGTAGATCATCTTTGCCCAAGGGCCATTTAGCTGTTTGATGCCAAGAGATTCGTATTCTTCAAGGCTCAGAATAGCCACAGGATAGTCCAAATAACCGCCAGCAACACTCGACCCACCTTGTGTTGTAGCAACCCGCACAAAGGCTGATTCAATGGTCAATGGTCGTTCGTAATAGGCACTAATTGTAGTGCTAGAGACCGTTTGCGGAATACTGACCGTGTAAGTACCAGCTTCTTTAACGTTGCCGCCTGCACCTGTTCCAAAGCCCACAATAGTTGTTCCAGCGGTAATGCCTGATCCAGATAAGGTCATGCCCATCGTTATGCCACCACTAGTAATGGCTGTAACGGTCAGGACGTTGCCAGAGATTGATCCTGTAAAGGTAGAACCAACAGAACCGCCTGGCCCTAACGTGTATTGCACAGTATTTTGCACGGTTGGAAAAATCAATTCTGTGCGATAGAAAACCATCATGTTTTCATTTGACCACTGGGCGCACATATCGTTGAGCATATCCAAACCGTCTTGCGCTTCATCAGCCGTTGGATTTTCACCAGCAGCAATAGCGCCAATGTCTTTCATGGCTCTGGTAATGATGTCAATTGGCTGAGTCATTTTTTATCCTTAAATTCTTGGGATTTGCAATATAAGTAAAGGCAACCCAGCTAAAGCGCCGCCAGAAATTGTAGCTACTGCATCCAGCAGCTCAACGCCATGTGGGCCTTTCATTGGATTGCCAGTGGCTTTCCAATTGATCCAAGCATCACTAGCTTCTTTGCCAATGGCTGAAAGAATCGTAATCAAACAAGCAAATCCAATTTGATTATTTGGAAACAGAAAGTGCGCTATCAGCAACACGAGGCAAAATGTCAAAGCGCCGTAAGCCAGATGATTGGCTTTGTCTTGGGGTAATTGAGGTAATTTCATATTTTTTACCAAGGTAAGCCAGTTGCACTGACGGGATTTTTTTGCATTTCAATTTGATTGGCTAGGCGTGCTTCTACTGCATCTTTGTCTACTCCATTTGCCCAAATCCAAGCTAACACTATGTCTTGTGTAAGCTCATCGTATGGAATGGTAGGCTCGCTTTCAGGCCAGCCGCAAACATCGGATGTAGACAATGAATAATTTTCATCTGTCGCCGTTGCAGTCCAATATGCAACAGTCACAAATTTATTTGTTATTTTGTGTTCAAGTTGTGTAATTGTCCAAGTTACTACCATGATTAACCTTAGAAAAATGCAAGGAAATTGCCGTTTGCTATTGGCGTGTAGTTAATAATAATGATGCCAGAACGACCACTGCCGCCTGTTGAGTTTGTTGCAGAACCGCTTCCACCACCACCGCCGCCGTAAGAACCGCCCGTACCACCTGCAGTACCGCCTGTTCCGTCACCAGCACCACCGCCGCCGCCACCAGAATAAACTGAATAAGCTGTAATACCTGCTCCACCAGTAGAACCACTAACAGTGTTAGCGCCACCATCACCACCAGCACCAGCAAACATTCCAGCCGTTCCACCTAATGCAGAAACACTTGAACCAGCGCTACCGCCGTTACCACCACCACCGCCACGGCCTGTTGTTCCTAAAGTAGCCGTATTAGTACCACCAGCACCCCCATCACCGTTAGGCCCTGCTGCTCCACCACCGCCACCACCCGCCGCTGTTGTAGATGTACGACCAGCACCACCGATACCGCCGTTTCTGTAAATTGATGTGTAGCTTACACCGTTTATTATTGCTGTCCCCCCATCGCCCGCAACACCGCCTGAAATACCAGAACCGTTACGCCCATAGTTAGCAAAAATTAATAAACCAGATGTGCCGGGTGTTTCCCATAACCATGCAGGGTTTCCAAGAACTGTACTATACGATTTACTTGTTATA